ATTTTTTTTGATAGCTGATCCATATTTTTCTCCTTTTAGTTATTTCGATTTTCGCTCGGTAATTAAAGTATAGGAGACAGTAAAAAAATATGCAAGTAAAAGAGGAGGTGTGGTAGATGGGGGTAAAAAAATTAGAAACGATAAAAATTAGTATGGAAAAAGGCAAAGCAAAAGTAGAAGTAAATGGTGAAGATATTTCATCATACGGAAGTTATCTGAACCTTACGTTTGAAAATGGAGAATGGTCGCTGATGACTACAAGAGATAGTTTTTATTGTTCAGGTGATCGTAAGCCTTTAATCATAGGGAAAACAAACGATAAGACACGGTATTGCCCGAAGTGTTTTTCAGAATTGCCGGAAGATGCAAATTATTGTCCAAAATGTGGGAAATGTATGCGAGAACAGTTTAAGTATGAACAAGGTTATATTGGCGAAAAGTCGAAAACTGTAACTGTTGGTTTTCAAGATAAGGCAATTAAATTATAGGAAACACGTACAACCCGTAACACATAGAGTTTAGAGAGGTGGTGTAAGTGAAACCAGATATGGTGAAAATTATGCAGATTATGATCAGCTTGCTGGAAGAGCAAGAAGAGGCAGTGATCGAATACGAATTAGAGGAAACCGCTTAGGCGGTAGAGGGGAGGGACAAGCAGTGAAAAGCAACAGCATTAAGGCAAAACGCCAGAGACGAGATATCCTAACCGGAGTTCTAATCGGCTTCGGTGCCGGAGTGGTAGCAGCAGGATTATTTTTGATAGTATTGCTGGTTTACTGCCGAATGGCAGGACCGATATAGAAGGAGGTGAGGAAGATGGATAGACCGAAGTGGATAAAAGCTGGTCTGGAGATTGCAGAACACTTGAAAGCGATCCAGAGGATTATCGAGCAAAACGGTATGGACAGACTCAGTATGGCTTCTTTTTCGCATGATAGAACATGGGGAACGTACATTGATGATAATAATGACAAAAAGCATTGGACCGTAGAAGTGGACGAAAAAGGTGTCGTGAATTTAGAGGAGAGTAGTTTTAAATTCTATACAAAAATGTAGAGCGCTTACATATGCCCGGCAAGGCGTAAGCACTCTGAAAATTAACCAATTAAATTATATCGAAGTAAAGGAGTTTAGTCAAATGGCAAATTTGTATGAAATTAATGAGCAGATTTTAAGTTGTGTAGATATGGAGACGGGAGAAATTATTGATGCGGATAAGTTGCAGGACTTACAGCTTGCGTTTGATGAAAAAGTGGAGGGGATTGCTTGCTGGATTAAGAATCTTCTTTCCGATGCAGCTGCTATTAAGGCAGAGAAAGACGCATTAGCGGAAAGGGAAAAGGCATGTAAGAATAAAGCGGAATCTTTAAAGAACTACTTATCAAGTGTTCTATCCGGTACTAAGTTTAAAAGTCCGAAAGTATCAATTTCTTATCGAAAATCAGAATCGGTTGAAGTAGTGGATGTAACTAGGGTCCCTGAAGAGTTCCTGAAATATGCCGAACCGACGGTGGATAAAACAAAAGTTAAAGAGGCTATTAAGAATGGAATGGAACTTAAAGGTGTTTCTTTGATAGAAAAGCAGAACATTCAGATTAAATAGGGAGGTTAGTGATGGCGGATGGATTAATACATATTCCGGCAAGAAAGAAGCAGCCAGTCGAAGAGCAAACTGTCGTGAAGCTTACGCCGGAAGCATATAACGCATTAGTAGATATCTATAATGAATCAACATTATCCTTAAAGCAGATTGCCAGTTTGCTAATTGTAAAATCTGTAGATAGGGTTGTATTTGATAAGGAGGACGGAAGATAAATGAGCAAAGTAATTTGTATTGCCGGAGAATCAGGCTCCGGAAAAACGACAAGCATGAGAAATCTAGATCCGAAGACAACATATTATATTGATGCAGATTGCAAGGGATTGTCTTGGAAAGGGTGGAGAAAACAGTATAACACAGAAAACAGGAACTACAAAGCAACGGATGATGCAAATATTGTAAGGCAGTATATCAAGAGATTGGCAGAGGGATGTCCGAACATCAAAGTCATTGTAATTGACACAATCAACGGGCTTATGGTAGCTGATGAGATGCGCAGGAGTAAGGAAAAGGGATATGACAAATGGGTGGACTTGGCTGCGTGCGTGTGGGACTTAGTGTGTGAGTGCTATACCTACAGGGACGATCTAACAATAATTTTCACAGCGCATACCCAGACGGATCACGATGAGAACGGCTATATGTTTACGAGAATCAAAACTTCCGGGAAGAAACTGGACAAGATTGTGCTTGAGAGTAAGTTTACAACGGTGCTCCTTAGCAAATGTGTTGATGGGCAGTATAAATTTGAAACACAAGCAAATAACAGCACAGCAAAATCTCCGCTGGGAGCGTTTAAAGAATTTGAAATCGATAACGATATTGTAGAAGTAATTAAAGCATTGGAGGACTTTTAACATGAAAAAACCTAACAACTACGAAAATACACAGGCGCAGGGGGAATTTACCCCCGTGGAGCTTGGCGGTCACTATATGATCATTAAAGAAGTTTTAGAAATGCAGTCCAAAACTGGAAAAGATATGATAAAAATTTCTTTTGATTTTTCTACCGCAGACAAACAGGCGGGATATTTCACGGAAGTATTTAAAAACGACATCCGGCCAGAAAAGAAGTGGCCGAATCAGGCAACGCAGTACATTTTGACAGAGGATCAAGATGGAAATTGTAGCCGGTCATTTAAAACATTCCTTACTTGTGTAGAACACTCCAACACAGGGTTTGAAACACAGTGGGGAGACAATTTCGGAGCTCAGTTCAAGAATAAAATCGTCGGGGGAGTATTTGGACCTCAGATGGATTATTACGATGGAAGAGAGCGCGAGAAAAGAGTCCTTCGCTGGTTTATTTCCACTGACAAGGTGAAAGAAGCGCAGGTTCCAGAAATGTCGGAAACGCAAGCCTACAAGAATCGAATGAATGGTTATCATCCGGCATCCACTCCGGCAGGAGATGGCTTCATGAACATCCCGGACGGAATTGATGAAGAATTACCATTTAATTAGGGGTGATGTTGTGGATATACAAATTGATACAAGAGAAAAGCAAAGAGCTATTCGAAAAATCATTAAGACATTCGACGATCATGGTATTAAGCATTTTTCGAGCAAGCTTATGGTTGGGGATTACATGTCCTTAGATAATCCCCGGCTTATTATTGACAGGAAGCAGAATCTGCAGGAGCTCTGTGGAAATGTCTGCCAGCAACATGAGCGGTTTAAACGTGAGCTGCTAAAGGCGATAGATGCAGGGATACAGATCGTGATACTTGTGGAGCATGGACCGGACATAAAAACGCTGGAAGATGTTTATTTTTGGAAGAACCCAAGGAAGCACGAGGTGCGGTGGAGATGGGTTAACGGAAAGCGAGAGAAATATATTGTTTCCTCAAAAGCGGTTGACGGAAACCAATTATATAAATCTCTGTGTACGATTCGTGACCGGTACAATGTACAATTTGAGTTTTGTGAAAAGAAAGATACTGGGGACGAAATCATCCGGATATTAAGCGGTGAGCACTATGACCAGTGATGATATCAAAAAAATATATAGTATGCAAGATATTATTTATAAATGTGGGCTTGGGCATCCGAACCGAGCAGGCTTTATCAGGTGCCCGTTCCACAACGAAAAAACCGCATCTATGAAGATATATCGAGATTCGTATTATTGCTTTGGTTGCGGAGAAAATGGAGATATATTCACTTTTCTACAGAAATTCTACGGAATCCCATTTAAAGACGCTTTTAGAATGCTTGGCGGATCATATGAAAAACCGACATTTTCGTCTAACCTTGCTATATATAAGGCGAAAAAAGAGCAGGAAATGCGTAAGAAGAAGGAAGAGCAACTTAAAAGGAAGCAGGAACATAACAATATGCTGATTGATATATACCGAGACTGGATGAACCGGTCAGAACCATTATCTGATACATGGTGCGATTGCTGCAATGCATTGCAACTAGAATTATATCATCACGAAATTTTAAACGAAGAAAGGGCAGGACGTTGAAAAATTTAATTGAATATGACCAAAAAAGCATCCTGTCGGAGGAAGTGTTTATTGAGGTATTCGAACAGGAAGATGTAATACTGCAGGCGAGGATGTTGCTATCTCTTCAAGATCGGGCGAAGGAGCTTGGAGTAAAACAGAAATTTGATGATCTTGTAAAAGTTTATAAAAGTGTGGATCGGGAAAGGCGAAAAAGTAAGGCATCAAAAACCATGCTGGATCAATGGACAAATTTTACCGGTCCGTATGACAACATGATGTGTGGTGCCTGGATTGCTGGTGATGATGGAATACATACATTTAATAAGGATTATTCGAATGAGGTCCTTGCCTGTTATCATCCAATACTTCCGATCAAGCGAATGAAAAACTTAGAGACAGGAGAAGAACAGCTCCGAGTAGCTTATAAAAGAAACCATTCCTGGAAAGAGATCACAGTGCCCAAAGATTTAGTGTCGTCTGCCAGCAAGATTGTCTCTCTATCAAAACTGGGTGTGGCCGTTACGTCAGAAAATGCGAAGCTGTTGGTAAAGTATCTTTCAGATGTGGAGAACTTAAATGATGACGCAATTCCGGTTCAGATGTCGAGCTCTAAACTTGGATGGATTGGTGATGGGTTTATTCCCTACGATACAGAGATTGTATTTGATGGAGATATGCAGTTTAAGTCGGTTTTTGAAAGTATTTCATCTAATGGAAATAAAACTGTATGGTTAGATTATCTTAAAAATCTTCGCAAGACAGGAAGAATGGAAATCAAATTCCTTTTAGCTGCTTCGCTGGCGAGCGTGTTAGTCGCTCAAGTTGGAGCACTTCCGTTTATCGTGGATCTATGGGGAGAAACTGAAGGTGGAAAGACAGTGGCGCTTATGATGGCTGCATCCGTTTGGGCGAACCCGGCAGATAGTCAGTATATTGGAGATTTTAAAACTACAGACGTGGCGCTGGAAACAAAGTGTAATCTATTAAATCATTTGCCGCTTATGTTGGATGATTCCTCTAAGACCAGTGCCAGAATCAGGGATAACTTTGAAGGAGTTGTGTACGATCTGTGTTCAGGAAAAGGAAAGAGCCGATCAAATAAAGAACTTGGGATTCGCAGAGAAAATAACTGGAAAAATGTGATTATAACAAATGGTGAGCGTCCTTTGTCTTCTTATGTAGGACAGGGCGGAGCAATCAACCGAATCTTGGAGGTTGAGTGTAAGGATCATGTATTTCCGGATCCACAGGAAGCAGCAGAAACATTTAAGAAAAATTATGGTCATTTAGGAAAACAATTTGTGAAGGTTTTGAAAAAGCTTGGTAGGGACGGAATAAGAGAGATACAACAGGAGATCCAGCGTAAAGTCTATAAAGAAGATAAGATGCAGAAGCAGAGCATCTCATTATCTATCGTGCTCACTGCTGACAAGATTGCCACGGACTATATATTCCATGATGGAATGTATATAGACATCTCGGAAGCGCAGGAAGTCCTTGTGGATCATTCGGAGTTATCTGAGCATGAAAGATGCTATAACTATTTACTTGACAAGATAAGCATGAATAATCAGCGTTTTGACACAGAAACCAAAGTGGAAAAATGGGGAATTATTGAGGACGGATACGCAATTATTTATCTACAGGCATTTAAGGAATTATGTAATCAGGGCGGATTTTCTGATAAAGCATTCCTTGCCTGGGCAGATAGAAATGCGGTGATTCAAACATCCAACGGACGCTTGAATAAACTAAAAAAGATAAATGGGAAGCCGAAGCGCTGCATTTTCCTTAAGCTTAATGAGTATGAGGACGAGGACGGATTTGAGCCAGAAGATCTATATGATCAGGAAGAACTACCGTTTAGATAAAAGGCAAAGAGGGTAACCGGTAACCAAGGTAACCGAGTAACCATGCGTTTTCTATATATACATATATGTGTGTGGGTGTGTGGATGGAACACAGACACAAAGTCCCTTATAAGGAAAATCAATGGTTACCTTGGTTACCATAAAGGAAATACCAGAAAAACCGCATAAAATCAACGAAAAACAGGGTAACCGAATTGTGGTTACAAAATTGTAAAAATGGTTACGTTGGTTACGGAGGATAGGAATATGGAAGATATTATACAGAGAATCAGCGACATTTACAACGATTGCTGGAAAAGCTATAAGCAATATTTAGAAGATAACAATATGGCAGCATACAATAAGAGATCCAAAAAGCTCATGGAAAAATATTCGTGCAAATCGGACATTACAGATCTGCTGCTATGGTTTGCTGGAAAAGTAAATGCTCTGCACGAAATCTATATGGGAGGTGAGGGGCATGTCAATCATTCGTAGCATTAGAGGTGGGAGTGCAGGTTTAAACGAAGAAGATAGGATGACAATTGCAGGACTTCTAATGAAGGCAGGATATAGGGTACAGATTGGTTATCGCGTTATTCCTGGGAACACAAAAGGCAAGAAGGAGTATGTGATCGAATATGAAGAAATTGAGCAGAAAGAATGTGCTGAGAAATGAAATTCCGGGACAGATGAGTATTGAGGACTTTCCGGAATATCTACCGGAAAGTTATAGCAGGGGGGGGCAAATGAGCAGGGCAGAGGTAAGGCGCCGAAAGCGCGAAAATGAAAAGAAGGCTAAGACATTCGTAATGACCGCCGAGGAACTCCAAAAAGTCCGGCTACAGGAACGTGAGAAAGTTAAACAGGAGCTCCGAGAGCGTGAGGATGAGCTGGCAGAGCAAATATGGTTCATGCTCTTGGCAATACCGACCAATGTCTTGATTGCCGATTACTGGCCAAAGACAGCCAGGAAACGGATTCCGGAGTTCGTAGAAAAGTGTATGGATCTCTATCAAGCGTGGGAACAGGGTGCGGTAGATATGACACAGATGCAGGCGTTAACAGAAGAGTATGCCAAGATAAAGCTTGTTAAAGAGGGCACGGCAACAGCCAAAGTTGCAAAAAAGATGTAAAAAGATAGGGTAATTTAGGTGAGTATGCGTAACTAAAAAATAGCAGCGGACTATATGTCTTGCCGGACCGTCCACTGCTCATCTTTCTAAGGACATTATAACACATGCGTCCTTAGGAAACAAGGAGGACGATGTTATGTGTACGAAAAAAGAAGAATTAAGAGACACAATATTAACAGGTATGCAGCCATTTTTAAATGCGCCACTTATGGAGATTCTGAACCAAGTAGTAGTGCAGGCGCTCTTCGGGATTGAGGTGACAGAGAGTGAGACATTGCCGGCAACGATAGACGATACGAACCAGCGGATCATAGCAATCTATATGACCAAGAAAGCGCCGAAGCTAAGTCCAAAGACAGTAGAGTATTATATGCTCACAATCCGAAACTTTATCGAGTTCGTTCAGAAATCTCTTTTAGACGTATCCGACATGGATGTGGAGTTTTATTTACAGTCCTATGCCAGAAAAGGTAATCAAGCAAGTACGATTAATAACGAGCGCCGGAACTTAAGTGCTTTCTTCACTTGGATGAGAAAGAGCCATTTGAGAAGTGACAATCCAGTGGACAGTGTGGAACCGTATCGAGAGATGGACAAGCCTATTGACCATCTGACCGATGGTGAACTGGAAGCATTGAGAGATGCGTGTAAGGTTAAGGTGAGAAATAAAGTAACAGACTTGGACGAGTATAAAGAGAGCCTTAGAGACAGGGCGCTGTTGGAGTTTCTCCGGAGTACCGCTGTGAGGGTAAGCGAATGCGTATCGGTAAACGTGCAGGATATCAACTGGCAGTCTGGCGAACTTATGGTCTATGGACAGAAAAACAGGACGTGGAGAACCGTCTGCTTAGATGATACCGCGAAGTACCATCTGAAAAAGTACATCGATAGCCGAAACGATAAAGAGCCGGCACTGTTTATCTCCAGCAAGCGAGACTGTAAGCGATTAGCGAAACCGGGAATTGAGAGTGCCATCGGCAGGATAGCAGAGAGGTCTGGACTTAAGAGACGAGTATATCCGCATCTCTTCCGTAAGACAACAGCAACCAATATGGTTAAACGCGGCTGTCCGAGAGAATTGGTAGCGTTTTATCTTGGTCATAAAAACGGAGATGCGAGAACGCTTAATAAACATTATGCTGCTACTACTCCGGATCAGGTACTTGGAGCGTTTAGGAAGTACGGTGCGGCTGCATAGCAACTAACAGTATAGAACCTATACCAGTAGTGCGTGTCCTATACTGCTGGTTGGGTTAGATAGAATTAACTAAGTAACTAAATTAGTATTTAGGAGAGGTAATAGAAAATGGAAGAGAGCGTTGACCTTGAATATTATGATTTGAAAGGTGGAACACACCACATTTACATGGCTCCAGGAAATGTGCAGTGGATTTGCAACATTCTGTTTAATACAGAGAAAATGTTTGATGACTTTATCAATGATCCACCAGAGTGGGCAAAAGATATAGCCGGATGGGATTGGGATATGCAGATAAAACGTGATCGTATCCACAAAATACGAATGCAGGTCGAAGAAGGACTTGGATATAGCACAGAGGAACATTGGAAGAAATGCTTAAAGAAACGTGGAAAGAAGAAAAATGATGATATTGGCGGAGATGCTTTAGAACTTGCATTTAATAGAGCGTATGAAAAGAAAAATGAAGTTCCAAAAGAACCGACACAGGAAAAACTAGTCAAAAAGGATAAACAGATGAGCATCTTTGACATCATGAAATAAACTGAGATTTAGTGAGGTGATAAGTATGCAAACTGTAGTTAGAACATATCCAACACCAACAAGATACAATTGCGATCCAGATTGTTACAAGATTTTAGACAAATTATTGCGTGATGGCTGGAAAGTAATTATGTGCAACAAGATAGGGAACGATCTGGAATATATCTTAGAAAAGGATTAAGTCAAAGAATTAGATAAATTTTAAGGTGGGAAGAATGGATGAAAAGAAAATTGTAGAAGCGTTAGAAACTCTCAGTAAAACAATTGTTGATTTAAAAATTATGGAAGACGAAACGAATGGTGTTTTATCTGCAAATGTTTCGCCTTATGAAACAGCAATCGAAGCACTGGAAAAGCAGTTGTCGAAGAAAGTAATAGATAGAAGTTTAGTGAAAGATAATGAAGTCGTTGTTGGATCTGTTGGCAGATGTCCTTGTTGTAATGAAATTATTGATGATACTACGACAGTTTGTGATTGCGGACAGAAACTTAATTGGGCATAATAAATTATTTGAGTTTCCTGTAAGTCTCTTTTGAGTGGACTCGTAGGAAACTTTGGAAGGTAAGAAATGAAATTATTAGATAAGCTTGAAAAATATTTTATAAACGTCTGTATTATAAGTGGAATAATTGCTCTTATGGGGTTAATTATTTTAGGATTTGGGAACGAAAATGCATTTTATAAAATGCTTATTTTGTCAATGAGAAGTTTTTTAATCCTAATATCTTTATCTGTAATAAGAATTTTATTAGAGGTGTTATTTAAGAGAATGAAGGAGTGGAATAAATGGAAAAACTAAAGAAATGTCCGTTTTGCGGTGGAGAAGCAAAAATAAAAATGGAAAGAAAAAATAATGTTGGTTGGACTATTTGGTGTGAATGCGAAAAATGTTATGCAAAAGCGGAAGGATATTGTCCTAGTATGCAAAATGCAGACAACGCACTAAAAAATATTAATACTTGCAAAATAAATGCAATCAAAGCATGGAATAGGAGAGTGGAAGAATGATTTTATTTTGTCCTGACTTAGTCGGAAAAGAAGAAGTAAAAGCAGTGATGATTGGTCATGGAGATTTTGTAAGACCAGTATTGAATCCGTGCATAAAAGAAAAATGCGTAGCTTACAGAGATGGATTTTGCAGAAAGTACCATCAGAATGTGGAGGTAGAAGAAAATGAAAATATATGATCCAAATATTTATAAAGGAGTACATACAGTAAAAATAACATTGCAGAAGTGGGAATACAAAGGACACATTATCCGTCGTGTATGTGGAAACTGCAAAGGGAGAATTGTTTTAGATTTCGATTTTGAATGCGAAGATAATTTTCCTGATAACGATTGTCAACTGGAATACTATGAAGATCGAGATTATTTTTCTTGCGTTTTGAAGGGCAAAAACGGCAATACATTAGAGTGTAGCGGAGACGCAGAAGATATGAACGATATGATAGTTGGCGTTAAGATTATTGATTTTTGTGAGGAGTAATTATGAATAGAGAAATCCTTTTTAAAGCAAAGAGAAAAAATAATGGTGAATGGGTGGAAGGGTATTATCTAAACATAGCAAAAATAAACCGTTTTATCTGCACTGGGAAAATAAAACTTGATGGAGCGGTAAAGGGCATTATAGCTCCTGAAATGTATGAAATCGACCCAGACACCATCTGCCAGTTCACAGGACTTACCGACAAGAACGGTAAGAAGATTTGGGAGAATGATATTCTTAGAAGAGATGGATATTGGGATATAAGAATTGAATTTGAAAACGGTGCATTCATGGTTAGAAATGCCGACAAGGTGCAGTATATCAATCGTGTTGCATGCACACCTATTAGTACATTCGATATAAAAGCGTACGAAGTAATCGGCAACATTTTCGATAATGCAGATTTGTTGGAGGTGGAGTGATGGTTGATTTAAAATTTCAGAAAAAACAATTTGTGAATCATATAGCAAAATTCACAGATTATGGAAACATCAAGATTGTAGATTTTAAACGTTCTGATAGCAATGAATACAGAATCAGATTTCTTTTTGAAGAAGATTATTGCAGATTACATATATCTGGTGATTTAGGAGAATTGATTGCATCGAATTATAACAACATGACCTTCAAAGGATTTTCAGACTTTGTAAATAATGTGGGTTATTTCCGAGAAAAAATCGATTGTCATAATCGTGAAATATACACATATGATTCCGAAGATGCGAAAAAAGACTTAAAGGAATTATTGGAAGAATGGGATATGATGGAAGAAATTCTTCAACATGATAGATTTGATTTTGAAACAGATGAAGATAAATTAGAAGAATTTTATGAAGATGTACTAGAAGATTTTTCTGATGACACAGGAGTTGGTTCAAAAGGATATGATGCATTGTCAGAACATTTCTGTGATGCATGGGAATTCGCTGGAGATATCGGGAAAAGATCAACAGGAATTTTGGACGTGTATATGTTGGCTTTCCAATTAGCTACGGAACAGCTAAAAGAGAAAGGAGTTATTTAATGAACGTACTAGAGAAGATTTTGGGAGAGATTGAGGAACTGAAACGAAATCAAGATAGCAAGAACCAAGATTTTGTAACAGGGTATATAAGCGCATTATCTACGGTTGAAGGGGTTATTGCTGGATTAGACGAAGCTAAGGACATAAATGTCCCTAGCAATGACGGTTGGATTCCGGTAGAAGATGGATTGCCGGAAGAAAAGATGGAAGTATTATGTTGTTTTGAAAATGGAACAGTACAATCTTTGTGGCAAAATTGGAAAAATGATGGTCTTGGTGATTATTTTGATGATGATTTAATTCCAACGGAGGTAATCGCATGGCAACCACTTCCAGAACCATACAAGGGTGGTGATGATCGTGCATAAAGAACGCAGAGACAGACACCTGCAGAAGCTGGATCGGGAGCAACACCATGAGGAGCTGGAAGGGTGCAAGGCATCTGACAAAGCAAGGGAGAGATTCCAGCGTCCGCCATATCAAGTCATGGACGTGGCGGCATATATGGCAAAGAAATATGACATAAAAAGGGAGATGAGAGAGTGAAAGAGTTATTTAGCCGGTACAGACGTAACAGGCGTGAACTGGATCTGATAGCGGATCAGATTGACCGCTTGAATGAACGACTTGAGGATGTGCCGGAGGTAGCAGGGAAAGTTACAAAGTCAAGCAAAGACTTTCCGTACATAGAAGAGCATATGACTGTGCGGATGAAAGAACCGAAGGAGGCTACTCTGATTAAGGATAAGCTCCGGAAGAAAGAAAAAAGACAGGCACAGCTTTTACAAGAGATTACAAAGGTAGAGAACTTTATTGATAGTCTTCCAGAAGGAATTGAGAAGCAAATCATGGAGATGGTATACCTGGAGGGGATGAGTCAAACTGATGCAGCGGAGATGCTAGGGTATACGCAGGCAAGGGTATCCCAGATTATAAGAAACACATTGAAAGATTTATAACATTTATAATTTAGATATGTTATAATTATTCTAGAAAAGCTAGAATTATTTCTAGTCTTCCTTCAAAAATCATAAAATCTTAGAAAGTACACCTTGTAGAAATGCAGGGTGTATTTTTGTGCGAAGAATTTATAATAGAAATGTTTGGTGTTTTATTATACAATGAAAAGAAAAGGGGTGGAAATATGAAATTTAAAGTAAAATATAAGAGACAAAAATATAAAGTATCATTATGTGATAAAATAAAGATAATAATTATAAAATTTATTTTAACCTTAAAGAGAATTACAAGAGGAGCAATACGATTAATTCCACATAACCTAACTCTTTATATATTTGTTACGATATTTTGGATTGTTTTTGGTGTAATAACATATCGCAGTGGTATAGTTTATAAAGCTCCTGATAAATATACTATTTGGGATACTATCTGGGAATTAAAAAATTCATATTTCACATCAGTTGTACTAACATTGCTAATAACAAGCTATAATCAAAATAAAGGGTATAGAGATAAATTAGAGAGACAACATAGTATCTATTATGATATAATAAGTGATTTTGATAAATTATTTGCTCCTTTTATAGGAGAGGAGATTCTACATTATATGCCCTTTTATAATGACAAATGTCTTTCGGATACGATGAATTATATTATGAATAAAAAACTACTGGAACAGTTTGATGAAAGCAGATTAATTGAATCTATCAGCGATGTTTTAGAAAAAATCACATTATTAAAACACCTTGAAAGGCAAGGAGGTATTATAGAAAATCGCAATAGAGATTTACTGAAAGATATTATTAAAACAGAGAATGATTTGATGAAAGTAAAAGCTAATCCTAAAACTATTATAGGAAAATTGAAGGATATTTCGAATGAATTGTTTCAAATTATTGAAGAGATAAGGAGACCTTGGCGGCGTGATAATAAGTATGATATAAAGATACTTCAACTATTAAATAAAGAAAATGATGTAGAAGAAGATTTTTATTATAAAATGCATTTATTTGGTCATACTTTTGAGGATGATAATAAATAGAAAGTCTTTATGATAAAACGAGAAATAGATAAAAGCACCCCGCAGGGTGCTTTTCTAATACAGAAAACAATCGTACAGCGTGCACAGCTCCAGCGGATCTACATTTCATCCTTACTCCTTAGTGGTCGCAATCGGCGGTCATAATGGAGCTGGCAGGACTGTATTTTTTATATAATTAACCGGAATTGAAGGTGGTGGTGTGGCGAATTATGAAAACATAAAAGATTATGGTTTTGATAAACGAACAGCGAAGGAACAGCGAGAGATTGCTGTTATGGGCGGTAAAGCAAGTGGAGAAGCGAGGCGCCGGAAAGCAGATTTCCGGAAGACGCTGAACATGCTTTTGACCGCTAAAATAGATAGTGAAGAATGGAAACCGGTTCTAGAGGCGCTTGGTGTTGAGTGCACTTTGGAATCGGCTATGTTAATGGCGCAAATTAAAGAGGCTATGGCAGGAAATACAAAGGCAGCTACATTCGTGGCTAAGTATTCCGGACAATCTGCTGAACCAGAGGAGAACAGACGAAACCGTGAAGCCGATACTGAGTTAAAACAGGCAAGAAAAAAGGCTGTCACAGGAGAAAATGAAACGGATGAAGCACTTGACAAGCTTGATCAGATACTGAAGGAGATGTATGAGAATGCAGTTAAGCAAGAAGCAGAATGAGTACATTGTGAATGCAACCCACAGATGGAACATTAAGTCCGGTGCGGTTCGTTCGGGGAAGTCTTATGTGGATACTGCATTTGTAATTCCGTTTAGGATACGGGAAAGAGCTGGAAAGCCTGGGCTGAACGTTATACTTGGAGTATCAAAAAGCTCTATCGAACGAAATGTCTTGTCTCCAATGCGAGAAATCTACACGGATAAGCTGATTGGTACGATTAACAATCGGAACATTGCAAGGATATGTGGGGAGGATGTATATTGCCTTGGCGCTGAAAAAGTTAGCCAAGTAGCAAAAATACAGGGAGCATCCATCAAGTATTGTTATGGTGATGAGATTGCGAAGTGGAACAAAGAAGTGTTCCAGATGTTGAAATCCCGTCTTGATAAACCGTACAGTTGCTTTGATGGAGCCTGCAATCCAGAGAACCCAACACACTGGTTAAAAGAATTTCTGGATAATGTGGAACTGGATATATACCTTCAAAGATACACGATATTCGATAATCCATATCTTCCGGAAGAATTTGTTGAGCAGCTTTGCAAGGAATATGAAGGTACAATATATTATGACAGATTGATTCTGGGATTATGGAAACGTGCGGAAGGAGCAATCTATAAACGATTTGCAGATAATCCAGAATCATTCCGGTGTCAGATTGTAGATGAGCCCGCGCCGGATAAAGAGTATAAGCAGTTTCGAAAGGAAGATATTACTTCAATAGAGATTGGGCTTGACTTCGGAGGAAATCAGTCCGGTCATTCTTTTGTCGCAAGAGGGTACACGGATGATTATCGGGACGTGATTGCCTTAAGATCAAAACGAATCATGGCAAAGGACGAAGATGAGGATATCGACAGTAATATGTTAGATGCAATGTTCTGTGAGTTTGTGCAGGAGGTAATAGATAAGTATGCAGTTGTCGTGAAACGTGGAGAATATGTGGAGTACTGCAATGTGGAAACGGTTTACTACGACAATGCGGAGACAGTTCTTGGTAATTCTATCAGGAACGCTGTAGAAAAGCAGTTTCCGTGGATCAGTGTGAGGAAGGCAAAGAAAGAGATTATCAATGACCGGATACGATGTACCGTCAAGCTCATGGGGGCAGGACGGTTTTTTATTACAGATGATTGCGGAAGCTTAAAAACAGCTTTATCGGATGCGGTGTGGAATAAAGAGATTATTGGAAAAGATGAGCGTCTTGATGATGGCAGCACAGATATCGATAGCTTGGATGCATTTGAGTACACGATTGAGCGTGATATGAAATACCTAATAGAAGAGGTGTGAGATGGGATTATTTGAAAATATATGGAAAGGAATAAGGCGTATGTTTGGGTACACAACACTGAAAACAATCGTCGGGAAAGACGTAGCTCTATCTAGTAGGATGATAGATGCAATAAATGACTGGAAGAGTATGCTTACTGGGAACGCTGAGTGGTTGACAGACTCGATACAGTCGTTACGGATTGAGCAAGGAATCTGCAGGGAGTTCGCAGATGTGGTTCTTTCGGAAATGGAAACATCTGTAAGCTCAGAAAAACTGGATAAAATTTATCAAAAATGCCTGACTGGATTGAATGAAAACCTGCAGGACGGTCTAGGACTTGGATCTTTTATCTTGAAACCGCTAGGTGGGGATAAGGCAGAATTTGTCACTGCTGATAAGTTTGTTCCGATTTCTTTCGGGGATGATGGGAAACCGACAGACATTGCATTTTTCACATTGAAAAGAGTTGGAGAAAATGATTATTTCACGAGGGTAGAAAGACATTATTTTGAAGGTGGAAATCTTGTTATTTCAAACAAATGTTATCATTCGCAAGATTCCTCGGATATCGGGCAGTTGTGTTCCCTGGAAGAAGTGGAAGAATGGAAGAACATTAACCCGGGTCCGGTTATGTTCCGTGGTATGCAGCAGATGGACTTTGGATATTATAGGAACCCGATTAAGAATAACATAGATGGCTCAGCGTGTGGCGTGTCTATCTTCGATGCTGCCAGAGAACGAATTAAGAAAGCAGATCTGCGAGGAAGTCAACTTGACTGGGAATATGAATCCGGTGAAAGAGCAATTCACGTAGCTACTAGGGCGCTCAAACATGATAAGGCTACTGGGCGCTTCGGCATGGCAAGGCTTAATAAGAGATTGTACAGGGGCTTAGAGTTAGACGCTGGCAAAGATCAAGAACTTCTGAAAGAGTATTCACCAGAACTCAGAGACGAAGCCTATAAGCGTGGGCTTGAAGAGGTAAAGAGAGAGATAGAATTCATTGTAGGGCTTGCTTATGGAGATCTGTCTGATGTGCAGGAGGTATCGAAGACAGCAACAGAGATCAAGGTATCGAAGCAGCGCAAGTACAACCGTGTTAATGCGATAGAAGAAAAGCTCGAAGAGTGCCTGAGAGACTTTGTGGCAGGCTTGGCGTTTTACAACAAAATGTACCGCTCTGGATACGAGCTTAGTTGTAAATTCAGTGACTCCATTTTGACCGATGAAGAGTCGGAACGTCAGCAGGATCGGCAGGATGTATCTATGGGCGTTATGAGCCACGCAGAGTACAGAGCCAAGTGGTACGGCGAGACATTGGAAGAGGCAGAAGAGAACCTGCCAGCACAAAGTCAGGTGATGGAGTAGGATGCGAAAAGAATACCAGGACAAGATGGTCGATAAAATGACTGCCAGGTTTACTGCTCTTGAGGGCAGGATTATGCAAGATATTGTCCGCAGGATTAATATGACAGGAAAAATCACAAGCACTGCAGACTGGCAGATTAACCGGCTTAAGGTATTAGGTTATCCTTCCGAGGATATCGAGGCGTCTCTGAAGGAGACGTTAAATGCCACATACCCGGAAATGTTTGAACTGTACGATAAGGTGATTAACTGGGAATACGTTAGGAATAAGGATGTATACGAACAGATTAACGCTGAGTATATACCTTATGAAGAGAATGAACAGTTGCGGCAGATTACGGAAGGCATTAAGAGGCAGACAAGGGATGAGTTGGACAATATTACGCAGTCACTAGGGTTTTATCTCGACTATGGAGATGGAAAGCGAATTCTAACACCTATTGCACAGGTGTATCAAGGTTTTCTTGATGCTGCATGTATAGACATCGTATCCGGCGCATTTGATTATAACTCGGTTCTTAGGAGAGTAGTTACGCAGTTGACCAATAGCGGACTGCGACAGATAGATTATGCATCTGGTAGAGCGAACCGGATTGACGTAGCAGCACGAAGAGCGATTATGACAGGTATGTCTCAGATAACAGGGAAGATCACAGACTACAATGCTGAGAAGCTGGGCGCAGATCATTTCGAAGTTGCCTGGCATTCCGGAGCCAGACCAACCCACGCAGTGTGGCAGGGAAAGGTTTGGACGAGGGAACAGCTTGTTAATGTGTGTGGTCTTGGCAGCGCTACAGGGTTGTTAGGTATTAACTGCTACCATGAATATTATCCATTCTTTCCGGGGATTTCCGAACGCAACTGGACGGATGAGTGGCTAGAAGAGCAGAACCGTAAGGAGAACACACCGAAGACCTTTAACGGCAAAGAATACACGCTGTATGAAGCAAAGCAACGTCAGAGGCAGATGGAAACTTGTATGAGGGCGCAGCGTGAAAAGGTAAAACTTCTGGAAGCTGGTGGCGCTGATCCGGATGATGTGATGCTTGCCAGGGCAAAATATCAAGGGCAGCTTGGGGAATATGTAAGGTTCTGCAAGAAGATGGGACTTACAGAAGAAAGAGAGCGCATCTATTATGATATGCGTGGAAGGATTGCACCGAGAAAATATATTGATATATCTGCACAACGTGATATAATCAAAGAGAAAAAGGTACTCGAAAGCAAGACATATTCTTCAGCAATAAAAGCAGAAGAAAAGAAAATTTATAAAGACAATGTAGAAACGGCAGTGCTTTTTGACAGTCGAGGAAATGTATTATTCCACGAAAGCAGCGGAGCTTCAAATTATGTTAAGTTTTCAAAAGAACAGTTAAGTAGAATGAAAGGTGCTACATTGACACATAACCATCCATCAAGTAGTACTTTTAGTCCTGCGGATGTATCCATTATGACAGAGCAAGGACTTAACGTAATTAGAGCAACAGGCACATCAAAAACATATCAATTGAAAAAGTTGAATGGAGCAGAAGTGAACCATGACTTTTCAATTGATTACGAAAAAGCGATGAGTGACAATAAAAAAATAACAGATAAGGACTTCCGTAAGTATGAGAAAGAACGCAAACAGGGGAAAATAAGTCCACTAGAGTATCAAGATAAAATCAACGCACTAAACAAGAAATGGAATGATTTAAATAGTGATTGGCTCAAGAAGAATTCAAAAAAATATGGTTACAAATATGGCGTTATCGAAAGGGGAAAATAAAATGCTAAAAACAGAAGATGGGGGCTTCATTTTAGATGATAGTGGGATGTGTCCGTATAGTATAAATGAAAAACCCGAAAAAGAAAAAGAGAATAAAGAGGAAAAAGATAATTAATACCACCCATTCTTAACAGAGTGAGTGGTATTTTTGTATCAAATTTTAGGAAAGGAGGATTGTCATGGAACTTTTTGAACAGGATGTAGGAAAGGTATGGTGATCCAATTATCTCCCGTTGAGACGCAGGGTGAAGCGTCTTATTTTTATGCCCTGCCATATGGCTATAAACTGGGCAACTACCCGGCCTGAGGTCTAGCAGGCTATATCCCTTACCGCTGAAAGAGCGGTCAATAAAATATTTCAGGAAGAAAGGAAAAGTAACTATGAAAAATATTTATGAGATTCTTAAAGACTTTGGATTGGAGATTCCGGCGGAGAAAAAAACAGATTTTGAAAAGGCGTGGAAAGAAAACTATCGTACCAAATCAGAGTATGATAACGCGGTTACAAAGAGAGATGAGTATAAAAGTTCTCTCGATACGGTAAGTGAGCAGCTGAAAGCGTTTGATGGTGTTGATGTGGCTGATCTGAACGGACAGATCAAGAAGCTTCAAGACGATTTGAAGGCTAAAGATGATGAATACGCTGCCAAAGAAGCAGATCGTATCTTTTCCGACACACTCAAGGAAGCCATCAAGACCGCCGGAGGGCGTAACGAAAAGGCAGTAATGGCTATGCTGGATATGGACACATTGAAAGCATCAAAAAACCAGTCTGAGGACATTAAGAAAGCATTGGAAACCGTAAAGGAGTCTGATGCTTATTTATTTGGAACTGATGAACCATTTTCTAATCCGGTAGGAGCTACAGGCGGAACAGGTGGCAGCGGAGGAGATAATCTCTCTGCGATCAGAGCAGCAATGGGCTTGCCGGCAAAGAAAGACTAAAAGAAAGAATGAGGTAATTTAATTATGGCAAACACTATCGCATTAAGAAAAGCGTATTCTACGATGCTAGATGAAGTTTATAAGCTGGCATCTCTTACAGCCGTTTTGGACGGACCAAACGACCTTGTGAAAGAGGGCGCAAACGCAAATGAAATTTTGATTCCTAAACTGTCTATGCAGGGACTCGCTAACTACAACAAGCAGACAGGCTATGTTGCTGGTGATGTAACGCTTGAGTACGAAACAAAGAAATGTACTTATGATCGTGGACGTATGTTCACCGTAGACGCAATGGATAACATTGAGTCCGCAGGTGTGGCGTTCGGAAGACTGTCCGGAGAGTTCCTGCGAACACAAGTTGTTCCTGAGCTTGACGCTTGGAGGCTTGCATCTTATGCAGGATACGCACCAGCAACGCAGAAAGTTGCGGATGCTATTGCAGATGCAAAAGCAGGTATTGCAGCAATCAGAAAAGGAAAGACGGCGATCGAAAACGCAGAAGCGAAGCCAGAGACATGCTATCTGTTTATTTCCAATCAGTTGAAGGGAGATATTGAGGACCTCGATACCACAGCATCTAAGAAAGTGCTTGACGGATGGGCTGGTGTTATTCCAGTACCAGAGGGACGTTTCTATGACAAGATTACTCTTACCGCTTCCGGTGCTGGTGGGTATGCAACAAGCGGCGGAAAGAAGATTAACTTTTTGATCGTTGATAAAAATGCAGTCATCCAGAATCAGAAGCATACTGTATCTAAGATCATTACACCGGATCAGAACCAAGATGCAGATGCTTGGAAGTTTGGCTACAGAACAGTTGGAATCGCAGAGGCTAAGGATAATAAGAAAGTTGCTATCTACGCTCACACTGCGGCAGAATAGGAGTGATGCTTTGTGCTAAAGTATAGTTATTATATAGGAACATACGGTGGTACAGATATATCTGAGAACGAGTGGAACAGAGTATCTCAAAAAGCTGAACAGCGGCTGAACAGTTATACGTTTGGTCGCTTATCTAGCCCGTGGAATGACTCTGAGTGGAGCGAACGAATTAGTTGTGCAATATGCGAAATGTCAGAACTGATTTACGCAGCTGAGAAAAGTGCCGGAAAGGTGTCTGAAAATAATGATGGATATTCGGTGTCCTACACAGATAAGAGCTTGTTGGAACCGAGTCTGTACAATATTGCGTGCGTGTATCTTGGCGACACAGGACTTTTATATGCGGGGGTGGAAGAATGCTGACCAATGCAGACATTACGATTTACAACCGTAAGTTTGACAAGAAAACCGGCTTTGATCTATGGAACCGAACTGTGATCCGAGACGTGCACGTTTACGTTGACCATAAAGTATCCGTTGGAGATACCGGCTTAAATAGCGCAGACGTTTACAAGATTCGTATTCCTGATAATGTAGGGAATGCGGATCTTTATCTTCCGCCGGAAGAATATGCAGCACTTGAAAATCCGTCTGGTCATTGGACAATACAGAACGATGACCATATCGTACTCGGTGTGTGTGACCTTAAAATTGAACGCCCAGCAGAATTGCAGGCGATAAGATTGTTGCACTGTAAGGTGACAAGCTGGTCGGATAACCGGTTCGGAGGTTTACCGCACTGGCGTATCGGAGGTGAGTAGATGGCGCAGAAGCGTACAATCAAGATAACATCTCCTCGTGGCAGTGTTGTTACGCGTCAGACAAAAAACGGGAGTGTTAGTGCAGAAATTGTATGGAACTCCGGCTTTGCAAGAAAAAAGGGACAAGCATTTGAAAGTGCACAGGAATTTGTTGATTCTGAGTGCATCAGGTGCATGGAGCCACTTACACCGCGAAGAACAGGCATGATGATTAAGTCAGCAAAACTTGGAACTGTGATTGGAAGTGGAAACATTGAATACCTAGCCCCTTATGCGCGGAGGCAATACTACGAGCACAAAGAAAAAGCACATTGGTTTGAAACGATGAAAGCGAGCAAGAAAGACGTGATACTGAAAGGGGCTGAGCAGATTGCAGGCAGGTAAGACACCGATTATTGAAAGCGTGCGAAACTACATTATGGCGTGCGACTTTCTAAAAGATGGAAGAGTGAATATTGATTATCTCCCAGACAAGATGGCATATTCCATCGACACGATCGGATGTGATCCGGTTTACAAAAAATACGTTGATGGTACATGCTTAAAGCAATTCCAGTTTGCACTCACGAGTAAGGAGGCTTATGACGGAGATGCAAGAACTGGTATTGCGAATAGCGGATTCTATCAGTATTTCGAGGAGTGGATTGAAAGTAACAACTTAAATGATATCTACCCTGCGCTAGAGGGGCACGATGCGATAAGAGTGGACGTGTTGCAGAGCGGCTATCTGTTCTCTACGGAAGTCGATCTAGGTAGGTATCAGATTATTTGCAGATTGATTTATAAATAGGAGGCTATGAATATGGCAGTTGAAAAGAAAGAGCTTGTCGGCAGACATAAGCGTTTGGCGTTTATGGATGTCGAAGGAACAGGAACGACATTTACTAGAATGACAGGATTTACATCTATGTCTGAGGGTAAAGAAGCAAAAGAGTACAGCCGTCAGTATGTGGACGAGGCTACGGAACGCAATGATGTAGTGGGATATGCTACTTCTGTTGAGTATGAGTTTGACCGTTACACAAATGACAAGGTGTGCGAGAAGATTTGCACCATTACAGACGACGAGCTGACCGGTACAGATGCACAGGTGGATATCGTCACGGTGGACGTGTTTACTGCGAACGAGAAGAAGCAGGCAATTGCAAGAAAGCGCACATACAGTGTTATTCCAGATACATCCGGTGATGGAACAGATGCGCTGATCTACAGCGGAAGCTTTTCAGCAGCGTCTGAGATTACGAAAGGATATGTAACTTTGGATGACAAAATGGAAACATGCACTTTTACAGAAGGAGCAATTCCATCAGAGTAGAAAGATAGGAGAGTGAGCCGATGAGCCAGTGGAAATTTGGAAATTTTGAAACAGAGATTGATTTTACGGACGTGGATTTTCTTGATCGGATTGACGAGGGAAAACAGTTAATGCAGGAAGCTGAGCAGAATGTATTAAATGTTGGAAAGAACTCGGATATTATCCGGTCACATTGTGAGGTATTCTATACTTTCTTTGATCATGTTTTCGGACGTGACGCAAGAGAAGCTATGTTTGAAGGAAAGACAAGTCTTATGCTATGTGTGAAAGCAAGCGAGTCTCTGAGTGCATTTGAACATCAAGAGGCGGACAGAATTGGCAGCACGTACAAAAAGTACGAGGTACAGAATCACGGGAACAGACAGCAGAGAAGAGCGTACAATAAACAGAACCGGAAGAAGGGACATAAGTAATGCATATCCTCTACAGAGAGTTTCCAGAAAGCGTGAGAGTGTCCGGCAGGAGTTACGCCATTGAAACTGACTTTCGTGAATGGATAAGATTTCTTGAACTCGCAGAAGACGAGGAAGTCCCGTGGCAGATTAAATGCCAATTAATTTTGCAGTGGTTCACAAGCGAAGTCCCCGAAGACATAGAACAAGCTATCTATGCGCTTGGGGACTTTTGTTCTGGCTATTTAGATGCGGACGATCAGGAAGAGAGACGCGGACGAACCAAACAGGTTTATTCGTTCGAGCAGGATGCAGACTGTATATATACAGCGTTCCGAGAGATGTATGGTATTAATCTGCAAACAGTCCCATATATGCACTGGTGGGAGTTCCAGACATTACTTTTAGGGCTTCCGGAGAAAACTGAGATAAAACAGCGCATGATATATCGGTCGATTGACCTTCGGGACATAAAAGATAAAAATGAGCGTAAGCGTATACAGAAGATACAGAAATCTATTGCTCTAAAGAAAAAGAAGAGGGCAAGAAAGATGGACCCATATGAGATAGGAGCGATGTTCTGATGATGAAAAAAAATATCCGGATACCCACAGAACGAAAGTGGTATGTCTGCCCGTACTGCGGGAAGAATCTTGTAGTATATAACGATATAGCAGTTTGTAAAGGTGTATATATCCGGTGCAAAGAGTGCCGGAAAGAAGTTGAGATAAAGATATAAGTATGATGCACATGTGAGCCGATGAGCCGTGCTATTTTCGAAAGGATGTGAAGATAGTATGGCTGATGGCTATTTGAATTTTGATACAAAAATAAATGAGGCTGGTTTTAATAAGGGTATATCGAAGCTGAGTAATATTGCTCAAACCGGTCTCGGTGTTGTAGTCGGTAATATCGCAACATCTGCTATGCAAAAAATCGGACAGCTTGGTTCCGAGTTGGTTGCCGGTCTTAATGAATCATCCGCAGCATGGAAGACGTTCCAGGCTAATATGCAGATGAACGGGAAAACTGCAGATGAAATCTCCAAAATAAAAGGAGAGTTGAAAGACTTTGCAGAACAAACGATCTACAGCGCATCGAATATGGCGAGTACATACTCCCAGCTTGAAGCGGTGGGAACCAAGAATACAACCGCTCTTGTCAAGGGATTTGGCGGTTTGGCAGCAGCTGCTTCAGATCCAACGCAGGCAATGAAGACGTTGAGCCAGCAAGCAACACAGATGGCAGCTAAGCCAAAAGTGGCGTGGGAAGACTTTCGATTTATGCTCGAACAGACTCCAGCTGGTATGGCTGCGGTTGCAAAGCAGTTGGGAATGTCTGCAACGGAAATGGTTGCGAGAGTAAAAGATGGGGAGCTTGCTACAGAGGACTTTTTTGATGCAATTGCAAAAGTCGGAACAAACGATGCATTCACAAAGTTAACTACAGAATATAAGACCGTAGGGCAAGCTACAGACGGTCTGATTGAGACTCTGACTGGACAGTTACAGCCGGCGTTTGACACATTGTCACAGGTCGGAATTAATGCAATTAGTGGCATCACAGACAAAATAAGTGCTGGATCTCCAATTATTGAGAAATTGACCACAACTGTGAATACGCTTGTTGATAAGCTGAACTCCATGTCTACGGAAGAGCTTGTGAACCTTGCCAAGATGGGAGGCTTGCTAGTAACAGCAGTACCGGCATTGGCAGGAATCGGCAAGGGAATGGAAGTTGCAAGTACAGCATCAGGAGCGTTCACTAGTGCACTTAGCGGTATAGGAAATGGTGTAAAGAGCATTCCTGGAAAATTTGATTCTGCAAAGAAATCAATCGGAGGACTTGGAAAAAGTTTTGGAACATTAGGAAGCACGATCACTGGTCCATTTGATGTTATGATGCCGAAAGTAACTGGAAGTGTCCGAAAGATTGGAAGTACCGTTGCATCTCTTCCGGGTAAAATAGTCAGTCCAATAGGGAAGATAGGGAAAGCAGTTGCCGGGAAATTTCCAGGAATTACAAGTGCGTTTTCTGATTTTACTGGCTATTTAGGTGCGTGGGGTGGAAATGTAGGCTCCGCTCTTTCTGGTGTGCTTGGAAATGTCGGAAAGTTTATGCCGGGATTTGCCAAGCTTATGAACTTCGGTCTTGTTGCTGGTGTTCTTGTAGCTGGGCTTGGATTGCTCAATACGCAGTTTGGAGAGCAGATCAATACCATCTTAACGACTATGCAGCTTAAAGGGCCAGAGGTGATTACCAATTTCTGTAATGGTATTGTAACAGCGTTGCCTAATTTGATTGCGCAAGGCGGTCAGATTCTTAACAACTTGATGCTCGCGATTACAGCGAATCTGCCAGCAATTATCCAGGGCGGCATAGCCATCATATCGTCTTTGATTTCCGGAATTGCACAGCAGTTGCCGACCTTAATTCCAACAGCTGTTAATATGATTTTAACCTTGGCAACTTCATTGCTTAGTAATATTGATCAGATTATAGATGCCGGAATTGATTTGCTCGTGGGATTAGCACAGGGGCTTGTGAATGCGCTCCCTCAACTGATCAACAAAGCTCCTACGATTATTGGTCAGTTAGCTTCTGCCATTATTCGTAATCTTCCTAAAATTTTGCAGGCAGGTATTAAAATCCTTGGAATGTTGGCGACAGGTTTAATCCAAGCGGTACCTCAGCTGATTAGTAAGATTCCATCGATTATTTCGCAGATCAAAAACGCATTTACATCTATTGACTGGGGGACTGTTGGCTCTAATATCATTAAGGGGATTGCCAGTGGTTTGAAAAGTGCTGGCGGTGCGATCGTGGAGGCGGCAAAAAACGCGGCGAAGAGTGCGTTAAATGCAGCTAAAGATTTCTTGGGTATTCACTCGCCATCAAGGGTGTTCCGCGACCAAGTAGGTAAGATGATGGCGCTCGGTATGGGCATAGGCTTTGATAAAAATGTGCCGATAAAGAGTATGAATGCAAGCTTAAAAACAGCTTTAGGAAGCCTAAAAGAAAATGCAGGAACTGTATTAAGCGGTGGAAGCTTAAACAGAGGTGGCGTTGGTCGAATGAAAGCGTTGAGTGATGCGACAGATGGCATTGACTATGACCGTCTGGAGAGAATACAAATGAAAGCAGCGGACAAGATGGCGAAGAGACCGATCTATCTCGATAAGAATAGAATAGACAAGCCGTTACCGAAAGGAGCAGTGCCAGTATGGTAAGAGCGTATTATAAAAACAGTAAAGGAGAGGTGCTTTGGCTGACCAAGGCGCCTTTTAAAACTGTAGAGTCAGACTGGTTTGATTCCAGTTGGGAAGATTCTACAGAGGGATACGAGAAAACAGTATCTATAGATGTCTTTGGAAAACGAGAAGAATTTACGTCCAATATGGAAAAATTATACAGGGTGATATCTTACGATTCTGAGATGGGTGCTCTTGGCCGACTGTACGTGAACGATACGTTTCTTCCGTGCCAGATCATCCGTACATCCAAAAGTGGATGGAAGGGGTATGTGTACAGTGAGGTAGAATTAACGTTTTGGGCGCCGGAACTCTCATGGATCACAGAAGTTAAAAAGAGCTTCTATCCACAGACTATTGCGAAAGCGGCAGACGGTTTGGATTTCCCGCTTGATTTTCCTTTTGATTTCGCAAACGAGAAAAGGGGATCAGAAGTATTCGAGGTTGATCATATCATTTCTTCTGATTTTGAAATGACAATATATGGTCCATGTGTGAACCCAAGAGTGCTAATAAACGGATATCCTTATGAGGTTTTAACTACATTAGAAGCTGGGGAATATCTTGTGATAAATAGTGCGGAGCAGACAGTTGTAAAACACTTAAATAATGGTCTTATATCGAATCTATTTGATGTAAGAGGTTATGAATACTCTATTTTTAATAAGATTCCATCTGGCATGATTCGAATGAATTGGACTGGTGACTATGGTATTGATTTAGTTCTGTATTTAAAGAGGAGGGAAGCAGCATGGTAATACTTGCAACGAGAGATCGAGAAATTGGCGCAAGACCGCTAAGGGATGCCAACTGCAGTTTTGATGCGAATAACAACAAGACTTTTTCCGTGCAGATTGCAAGAGCATACTGGACAGAGGACATGACCTTTGGAAATCTCGTATATGTTCCAAATACCGAGTTTGGTGGAATTATCGGAAATGTATTGACAAGTACTGCTCTTGATTATGTAGAGCTAAAAGGCTATACATGGCGTGGGCAGATGGATAAGAAAATCATACAGCCTCCGAACGGACAGGACTATAAACGAGTATCCGGTGAACTAAATACAGTGCTGAAGGCGCTGGTCGAGCCGGAGTTCGATGGTTTGTATGTTGTCCCAACAATAGATACCGGGGTATCGGTTTCCAATTATCAATTTGACAGATATTGCACCTTGTTAGATGGCCTTACAAAGATGCTTTCCAGTAAAGGATATCGGTTAGACATCCGGCACCGGAGAGAGCATGGGACGACCGGCTATATATCGGTCTGTGCAGTCCCAATTCAGGATTACTCGAAAGAGATTGAATTGTCTAAGGACTCTGGGCTAACTTATACGATGGACGATAAAAGGAACGGAGTCAATCACTTAATCGTTGCTGGTAAAGGCGAGTTGCAGGACAGAAACGTGCTACATCTATATGTACATCCGGATGGCAGCATTAAAAAGACACAGTATTACAAAGGACTCGATGAGATTGCAGAAGTCTATGAAAATACGTCCACAGAGACAGCCCAGCTAGAGAGCCAGTCAAAAGATAAGCTCTTAGAACTTTGCAGCAAAAAGACATTTGGAATGGATATAGATAGACTCGGGCTGGAAGTATCTATAGGAGATATCGTCGGAGGGCGAGACTACCTTACTGGAATGTATATGGCGAAGCCAATAGAGAACATTATTTATGAAGTTACTAACAGAATGGAATCGAAGATCTACGAGCTGGAAGGAGAGAATGAAGAATGAAGATAGTAAGCGGAAAGACCGGAACGCCACATGTGACATCGGAGCAGTTCCGGCAGATCATAGAGGGAACCGTCGGGCAGGGAAGTTATATTTTGACATCCGGAGAGAACCTAGAACCGGAGTTAGCATCTAACAATATGCTTAAGATTAGAGGCGGAATGATGTCACATCATGGGAACGTGTCTTGTGTGGAACTTAACACATACGACGAGGTAACGCTCACGAACGGAAGCCAAGGGGTGAAGAGAATTGACCTTGTTGTGAACCGATACACAAGAAACGATGAAACGGGGCTTGAGAAAAATGAGTGGATAGTAATCATTGGTACGCCGGATGCATCTAGTCCGAAAGTACCGCAGCATACCATTGGCAATCTGCAGAATGGAGATTTGATTGATGATTGCCCAGTATTTGAGGTGCATTATGATGGGATCAATGTCACAGAGGTTAAAAAGTTACTTCCAGTGATGAGTAATTTGGACTTACTAAATGGCAATATCATATCCGCAGAACACAAAGATATTGGCATACATGCTGTTAATGCAGGATCGTATACAGATATTGCTGTAGATCTTAAGCAATTTGGAATGAGTAAGATTGTATCTGTAATCCCAATTATGCAAGGTCGTAGTTCATCATCGAGTTATGGCCTCTTAACATTGGGACTGTATGAGTTTAATCAAAACACAGCGACACTTAGAGCATTCAATGCTGATGGGGTAAAAAGGGAGCCGCGTATTAATGTGTGTGTAATCGGCTTTAAACAGCAATAATTTTTCTCAGCCCAAATCTTTTATTTTGGGTGTTAGAATTAGTCGTCTGACCAACAATTTTATCGTTATGGATGTACAAATATTTTTGGCTCCAAGTATTCCAGAAAAGGTTAAATTGATGCCCATCTCCCGGTCGGCTTTCGACAAGAGTCTTTGGAACAAAACAACTATGCCAAGCGTAATCTTGTGCTTTTTCGTTCTCCACAAACGAGAAAACCAAAACAATTCCGCTTTTGGTTTGGTCTATAGGTGTGGATAATTTAACCTCTTGTCCGCCTTGCATATAAAGAAATCCATCCCATAAAGTATTTTGTTCTTTTATTTTGCCATTTAGTAAGTAAAAATGTAACTCGTCAACCAGAGAGCCATAGTGGCTCTCGTTTTTATGTGTGCGACATCGCACAGAAAGGAGTAATATGAAAATTATATTCAACGATGCCACGGAACTACAGGTACAAAAGGTTGAGCAAAAAGGCGACTATCTTCGCGTTTTAACCGTGTCGGCAACACCGGAGCAGTTGAGAAGAATCTTTGAAGATATAGTAAAAACCGCAACTATGGTAGTAGAAGAGCGTGGACAAAAAGGAGAGCCACTTGTAGGATATACGACATTCTATCGTACGGAAGAGTATCCGGGGAAAATTTATGGAATTGTACAGTACCGACCAGAAAGAACTCCAGAAGCACAGACAGAAGTGCAAGAAGCTGCAATCATAATGGCGAAGATACAGGCGGAAAGCCTTCCAGAGGAACAGGCATTACAGGTTAAAGCTCTGTACGATTCATGGAGCGGAGATGGAGTTGCTTATAAAACAGGTAAATATCTTACATATAAAGATATCTTGTACAAGGTACTTCAAAATCATACATCTCAGACCGACTGGACACCGGACACAGCTTCCAGTCTATACGCAAAGGTACTTACAGATCCATCCGGGAAGGTGCTGCCTTGGGAGCAGCCACAAAGCACCAATCCATATAAAAAAGGAGATCGAGTAACCCACAAGGGAAAAACTTGGGAGTCTTTGGTGGATAGTAATGTCTGGGAACCGGGAGCGGTTGGAACGGAAAGCCTATGGAAAGAAGTATAAGAAAGGAAAAATAATCTATGGATACACCAATTGATAGAGCAGAGCACCTAGAGTTTGCAAAGCGAATGGAAGATGAGCATAAGCGCATCAACCACCGTCTTACGGACTTGGAAGAAACCGTGCGCCAGATAGGGGAACTGACTACCAGTGTGCACAGCTTAGCACAGAGTGTGGAGCAGTTGGTTAAGTCCCAGAACCGACAGGAGAGCCGGTTGGAAGAACTGGAAAACAGGGACGGTGACACATGGCGCAAGGTTAAGTGGTACTTATTAACATTAGCGATCGGAGCAGTGTTTGGGCTTTTGGTCGCACAGATTGGATTGTAGAAAGGAAGAATGAATTATGAACATGGAAATTTTAATGCAGTATGTAATGTATATGCTGGCAGGTATCGGAGTACTTGCCTTTTTTGTAAGCGTAGTGGTGCAGGTAGTGAAAGAAATGCCTGGATTGAATAAAATCCAGACGAATGTAGTTGCACTTGCGGCATCGATTGTGATTACGCCGATTGCCGTGGTTATTTTATGTATGTATTTTGGAATTGTGATTACGTGGCAATATGTTTTCGCATCTATATTAGCGGCATTTGTGGTATATCTTGTATCAACTGGAGGTTGGGAAAAGGTTTCGAAGATGTGGGATCGTAGCAAGTATAATAAGAAAAATCAGTTGTAGAGGACGAGCAATCGTCCTCTTCTTATATAGAAAAGGAGAATTATTATGGCTAAAGTATTTTTAAGCGCCGGACATGGTGGAAGTGATCCGGGAGCAGTAGCTTACGGAATGAAAGAGAAAGACATTAACTTGCAGATCATGCTTGCCTGTCATAATGAGCTGGTAAGACATGGAGTGACAGTTGTATGCAGTAGAACCAAAGACGAAAACGATCCAGTGTCGCAAGAAGTAAAAGAGGCGAATGCGTGTGGAGCTTCTGTGGCAGTTTCTTTCCATACAAACGCTGGGAAAGGTGATGGCTCAGAAAGCTATTACTATGCTACAAGCGCAAAAGGGAAGAAGTTAGCGCAGTATTGCGAAGAAGAAACTAAGAAAATCGGGCAGAATTCCAGAGGGGTTAAGACGAAGAATCTTGCCTTTACCAGAGGCACGAAGATGGTGGCTGTACTGTGCGAGTGTGCATTTATCGACAATGACAAGGACAACGACATCATCGACACCGTGGCAGAGCAAAAAGCCTTTGGTATTGCCTATGCAAAAGCTATCTTGAGATATCTTGGTATTGCATATAAGAGTCAAAGTTCAAGTGGCAGTGCTGGTTCAAGCTCTGGCGCATTGTACCGAGTACAGGTTGGAGCATTTGGCAGCAAGAAAAACGCAGAGAAGCTTGCTGCCGAATTAAAGGCAAAAGGATATTCTGTTATTATCAAACAGTACTAAAAATTCCCGACAGCCTAAAAACTGTCGGGAGTACTATAGAAATTGTACTAAAAAGTTCGCTCCAAACGGAGCAATAAACTTAGTACAAGACACTACAAAAAGTCAACACTTTCTACCGTGTAATTTTCATTCAAATGAATTTCTTCTATGGTAGATCTCCAGAATGTGCGCCGATTTTCCGGTGTTAATTGTTCATATATTTTCTTGAAATCGGAGCGCAGGAGTTCTTCCAGATATGTAAAATCTTTTTCGGCTTCCGGATGGATAGCGGAAAGCTCTTTCAGTTCTTTTTCAATCCGGTCATATTCAGCACTGTAATATTCCCATGTGATGCGGTCCTTCTGGAAGAGTAGATTTAAGCGATCCAGTTCTTTGTTTAGCTTTTCTGGTGTTCGTGTATCTTTCATTTTCTTTTTCTGTTCGCAGATCTTCGTATATCGAATCTGATATTTCTTATATTCTTCTGATAAATTTTCAAGTAGATATTTTTCGATGAGGTTTTGACTGACTCGGTGTCGGCTGGTACATAACCGATCAAGGATGGCACGGTTGCAGCGATAATAGCAATAGGTCCGCTTTTCTTTTGTCTTCCGGTTTATGATAGAAGAGCAGCCAGTACCGGCTAGTTTTTGTCCGCATACTGGACACCTTATCAGCCCGCTGAATAAGTAGATTCTTCCGGATGGAGTCTGCTTTATGTTTTTTCTAGAAAGCTCTTGAAGCTGAAGCCATTCCTGTTCCGTGATATAAGCTGGGCAGTAGGGGATGCCACGGTAGGTGCCTTTGTAAAATTCACTTGATACCATAGTGCGTAGCATACTATAAGAGAAATCTGGATAATAATGCTTCTGCATATATCTTACAGTTTCCGATTTATTCTGGTGAGTGAGCAGATATTTGAAAAAAGCTTCGGTGGCTTCTTCCGTTTCCGGATCTTTGATCATTCGCTTCACACCATCCACAACACCGGACTTATAACCAAACCCCATGTTAGCCTCTCCGAAAATTAATTTGCCTTGCCGGATAGATGCCTCATTTACAAATTTAATACGCTCAGAAGTAGTATCTACTTCATTTTGACCAATAGACAAGACAACATTAAGCTGCAGTCGTCCGTCTCTGGTTTCCATGTTGATACCCGGCTCGGATGCAGACAGCCAATGTACGTCATATTCGTCAAGGATGTCCTGTACTTTGTAGAAATCGGAGAGATTACGAAACCACCGATCAAGACGCCAGAAGAGTATAATATCAATTTTCCCGGCTTTTACATCTTCAAGCAGTGCGTGAATAGCCTTACGCTTTTTTAGTTCCTTACGGGCAGTTTTGCCCTCATCAGCATAGATCCCTACAACGATCATATTATGTTCTTTGGCGTAACGTTCTAAATATTCCCGTTGAGCTTCCAGAGACTTTCCGTGCATCATTTGCTCTGATGTGCTGACACGGATATAGATTGCGCAGCGTTTTATTTTTTCTGACATGCAGCATCACCTTCCTTTTGTATGGTATGTAAAAATGGGTACAAAAATAACAGCCAGCATGGAACGAGTGTTCCGCTTGCGTAGGCTGCCCGAAGATGATACAATATTTTTGTTGAATTGGTGTATATCTTCGGATATATTCCAGAGCCGTTCCTGTTGGCGCAGGGGCGGTTCTTGACTTTTACGGTACATTTGCTATAATGTACTTAACAAGACAACTGGGAAAGATGGGTGCACTCCATCCGACCCGGGCAAATAATTAAGTTACTATTGAAATAGTCGTCCTATTCTTTGTCAGGGAGCAGGACGGCTATTTTCTATGTGTAAAAGTCAGAATTGCTATAAGTAAATTGCAAGCTGTCAAAAGTATCATGAACTCTTCGTAAGTACTCATAGACACCACCTCTTCCGTAAGACTCCGGAACAGATGGAAAGCTGTCCTTCCCAGTTGTCTGGGTAAATGCATTATTTAATTGTTCCCCTGCCCGCTGTGGAGCAGGGGTGGATATAGCTAATAGAGTTTAGAGCCTTTCTTTCGATTACAACGCCAACAAAGCGTTTGTAAATTATCCTCAGTAGTTAAACCACCTTTAGAAACAGGGACTATATGGTCAATTTCTAATAAGAGGTTTGGTTCTTGCCTTATAGAAGCACCGCATTGTTTACAAGTAAAATTATCGCGTTCTTTAATTTGTTGGCGGAGCTTGCTGGTCATTAGCGCACGCTGACCAGCAGCGCTTTTTTTGAATTTAATTTTTTCAGATAAAAATAAAATGAATCTGTTTAGATTATCTGGATCCATAACAACGTCACACTTTGTGGCAGCGTTACCACCAGAACTTGTATACTGAAACACATATCTTGGGAAATATGCTGTACTCATATCTACTTGTTTAAAGCCAAGATTTTGCTCTAGTTTTTGTTTACTAAACTTTTTAATGAGTGTTGGGACTTCATTCTGTATGCTATCTAAAATTTTCTTTTTTTCATCGTTTAAATGTTTTTTTCCTTCTTCAGCTGCTTCAAAATTGTTCAAAACATTTTCAAAACTTGACAAATCTTCTTCTGTAGCTTTTATTCCAAAGTACTTACATATATACTCAAATGGTTTTTTTCGAGCATTATCACAAACAGTACGAGAGCAGTTGTGTATGTTCGGCGCATATTCTTGATTTTTCAAGTATTTTCTTTGATAATTCCAGCTACTTGCATCTTTGTAATTTGCATTTCCATAGTCTGTTTTATCAGAAATAAGGCTAGTGTGTTTAAGGTCTTCGATATGCTGGTTCAGATCGTTGCAATCGTCAATATAATTTGTTATTTTTTGTTTTATTTCCAAGAACGAAGAGCTTTTGTAGTAGTAAATTTCATATGCTTTCCAAGCGATATATACCAGTGCTGCAATCAAAAATAATGGCCATATTGCGCTAAACAAAGATACAATTAAACACAAAACGATTATTCCTAAAATGATTTCCATAGTTTCTTCCTCTCTTTCCTCTTTTGACCGACCTACATTGAGAAATCTATCCTACCAACATTTAAGTTGGGGATGAACATAATATAATAATTATCCAGCGTGGTTCCGACGCCGTATTTGTTGCGGTAACATGCCAAGCATTCTTCCAGAAATTCTTCTGTTACTTCTAGGTATTCAGCAATTTCGAATCTGCTCTGGCATCCATGCTCGAACGCTTCGATGATACCGGACAGCCCAATCAGCTTATTGTAAGCCCACAAGCGTGCTTGACGTTCCTGTTTTCGGTTTCCGGTCAAATCCATGTCTAAGATATTTCCGACAGAAGTGTGATGGTGACCGAGCTCTTCAGCTAGAGTGCAAGCCTTTTTCTTGGATGTCTCTATATCTTTTCTAATACCTATTTTATTTCCTTTTATACGCCCATCACTAGAGCGTAGCGGGAGTTCCTTCACTTTAAGCCCTGTATCGTTTGCTTCATCTAAAAGTGCTTCGTAATTGTTCATCGTATAACACCTCCGATGCAAGTTTAGCATATTAGATGGTCAATAATTAGGACTTACCACTCACCGTCCATTAAGTCGTCATCGTGCTTACGCATTTCATCCGTGACTTCGATGTCAGTGCGTTCGTGGGCTGCCTGAACTTCTAAATCAGTTTCCATATTTTGTAAAGATAAAAGTTGATCGATATAGTTGTCAGCTTTCTTGCGGTTTATTTCAAATAATCGAAGATATTTAATGAAATGATTTTTTTCACTTGGAGACAAAGAAGATATGTTCTCTATGGTTTCAAATAGATTGGCATTTGAGAATATATTTCCTATATCTTCATCAGTTACAGGCTCCCACCCCATTAAATATGACGGTGTAGTTTCAAGAGCTTTTGCAAAGGCAATAATTTTTGATTGTGGTAAATCTACAAGCCCTTTTTCTATTTTTGCTATCATACTCTTATCAGCGTATCCCATTTTGTCAGCTAATTCTGATTGAGTTAAATGTAACTCGGTTCTTCTTTCTTTTATGTTCTTATATAATTGAAGCATTTCGATACCTCCTTAAACTCATAATATCATAGGATAGAAAATAATTCAACATTTTTGTGAAAAATGGTTGACACAAATTCAACAGGATGTTATAGTAATGGTGTTGAATTTAATGCAACATAGAAAGGAGGATGAAAATGCCGGATGTTATTCTTTTAAAAGAAAAAATCAAAGAGAGTGGAATGACAGTTAAGGCCATTGCGGAGAAGAGTGGAATTCTTAGAGAAACGCTTTATAATCGCTTAAAAGGCAATGGCGAATTTACAGCTTCTGAGATTGTTTCTCTTACAAGAGTTTTAAATCTTTCTATTTCTGAAAGAGACAAAATTTTTTTAAACGAAAAGTTGAATTAAATGACACATTTGGGGAAGGAGGAAACATGAACGAATTAATCAAAATCAACTATGAAACAGAACAGCCGACAGTATCGGCAAGAGATTTACATGAAAAATTGAATATTGGAACCAAGTTTACTACATGGTTTGAAAGAATGAAAGAATACGGATTTACAGAAGGAAATGAGTTTTTCCCAGAATTGGGAGAAACCTCGGAACAAGGCGGAAGACCGGCAACAGATTTCCAAATTTCCATTGACATGGCAAAACAGATTTGCATGATTCAGAGGACACCAGAAGGGAAAAAGATTCGCCAGTATTTCATTGACCTAGAGAAAGCATGGAACACACCGGAACAAATTTTTGCAAGAGCATTGAAGATGGCAGACGAAGAGTTGCGGCGGGTGAAGGCTGATAATCAGTATTTGATTGCCGACAACGAACGTATGAAGCCGAAAGAAATTTTTGCAGATGCTGTAGCAAGCAGTAAAACATCTATTTTGGTTGGTGATTTAGCTAAGTTACTGAAGCAGAACGGAGTAGAGACAGGGCAGAAAAGATTGTTTCAGTGGTTACGGGATAATGGCTATTTGATTAAAAGGTCAGGAGCCGATTATAACAGCCCTACACAGCGCGCAATGGAAATGAAGTTGTTTGAGATTAAGGAAACGACAATTAGTAACCCAGATGGAAGCACCAGAACCACTAAGACGACTAAGGTTACAGGAAAGGGACAGCAGTATTTCATTAATAAGTTTTTGGGCGGGGATCGGCTTAGCACGGAAGAGGAGGTGGGGTAGATGAAAAGAGAGGATGATTGGATCAAGGAAACAGATAAAAAAATAATCCACTACATATGGACTATTTTCCTCAGCATGATGATTTCCATTATAACAACTTTGTCAGTAGTAGCGTTACTAGGGTAGTAAAAAAAGAAACAAGAATAGGTGTAAGTATACTCCGAAACAGAAAAGATTTGATAGAAACCCACGTAAAGTACTTTCTGTGCAAGCATTTATGTGAAAGTTTAATTCCTATCACTCTTTCATTTCGGACAATTTCATCCAAATAACCGTTATCTGTAAGATATTTGATGGCAGCTGATACGAGAGGATAGGGAGCAATGTCCGAAAAAGGTTCTTTATCAACGTAAAACATACAAGTGTAATTTGGTGAAGATTCCAAGGCTTTAATAATTTTTTTTGATAGCTGATCCATATTTTTCTCCTTTTAGTTATTTCGATTTTCGCTCGGTAATTAAAGTATAGGAGACAGTAAAAAAATATGCAAGTAA